ATTTGCTTTTGCTCGATGCCGACCACGACCTTGTGACATACTATAAACGAGTGTAGAAAACTCTTTAGGATGCATATTTGTAATTTCATCCACAGTAAAAGGTAAGTTGTTTAGTATGCCTAGAGTTAGCATCTTAGAAACAAACGTGTCATCCCACATTAATCCTATCTTTGTTGGGTGACCCCAGACGCTATTGCACATACGTAATACAGTTGATTTGCCTGTGCCAGAGTCAGCGTGGATCAAGTTAATGATAGCCCCTGTTTGCCCTAAAAACTTTAATAACGGAGCGCCAAAAGCAGTTAACGCCGCAAACGCATGGGGTTCTAGCCCTGGCTTGCCATACAGATTAAACACTTCCTTCCAATCTTCTAATGTGCCTTTAGGTTGTAAGTGCGGTGCAAGTTCTTTAGTGGCAGAAGAAGGTGGGCTGTGATATACCCCTTCCGCACTAATCTCTTTATCACCCAAAATAAACTTAGTGTTTTTGTCAGCCCATCCGAACTGTTGTCTCATTTGCTCTGCTCTCTTTTGTAGTTGTAGTTCATTAATACAAATTAAAATAAAATCAGTTAGTAATTTAAACTTCTTACCATTACACGCAACGCCTTGACTCGATAAAATCCTTCGCAACTCTTTTGGGTCGGTAATCTGAGAGTTTGGGATCACAAATTCTTTCACTCCATCCCGTGGCAAATGTAGTTTTACTAAAGTAACCTCGCCCCACAAAGGATCACGCATACGTTTTACAACATATAAATCATTTTGGTATATGCATATAGGTTCCTCATCTTCACCCATAGATACATAGATACCACCATTTTTACCCCTGATATACGGGCTAGGAAACTCAGGCACTATATGTATTTCATCTGCTACATCTTCATCTGGACTTGAGACCACTACAGTGTTGTCTTCGACCTTTGCCTCTAACACTTCTTTACCTAAACTAATTGGAGAAGTAATCTTGCCTTTATGCGTACACTTAGCACATCCTCCGGGATTTCCACGTTCAAACTCTGCGCAACCATGTGGCCCTAATATGTGGGCTATTTTTTTCTCAGTCGTCCCAGGATCATAGTCAGGATGCCCAGAGGAAAGTTTATGTATTGCATCGTCTTTATCTTTACAAAATTTAGCAATAGATAAAGCGCTAAACCATCGAGGTTCCGACAGATCCGAGCGTTGTTTGTAAGCGTACAACAACTGATTACACCCATTCCCTTTGCCACTACGTAGCATGATCTTACTAAAGCTAGAAGTCATATTCGACATCATTGCCTTACCAAGTTCAGACATCTCTGCTTTAGGTGGCGCAACAGACGTATCTTTTACACCTAAAATATTTTTGATTACTTCAAATTCAACTGCATCTGCACCAAGCATCACTGTTACTGGCTTAGGTGGGTCGTCTTTGAAATTAAATGTATCTGGTACTCGTAGTACTCGAGCAGCCTCAAACACTTTAGTGTCCACATAAAAGTCATGTGTTATACAAAGATCACGCAACCTAGCAGCTACGGGTTCCCATTCTTCACGTGTAACCTCAGAAACAAAAGGCCAGTACGCATGAATCCCGCGCCCAGAGTTAACTACTATAGGTTTAGGTAGCCCTATCAAACCACAAAACTTTTTGAGCGCTTGCAATCCTTCTGATTGTGTCAAGTACCCATCGGGTCTACCAGTTTTCTCATCAACTTTTGCTTTACTTTCTCCGCAGTCAATATCTACCCACAAAGATTTCAGCAAATCCACATTAGTTTTAATTCGCCCAGAATCAGATTTAAACTTCGCTACGCCAAAATAAACATCGTTCTTTTCAGAAACAAACGTTTTAACTAACGCATCAACTTCCGCTCTAGTTGCAACTAAATTTTGTTTTACTTTATTGTCTTTAATACCTAGTATGCAAAACCATCCCGAAGACGGCTGAACAGTACTAAGTAAGTCTATTTTATCGCTCATAAATAGTGCCCTACTTAGTGTTTTAAAGTATCAAGAAAGCGATGGATTACATCTACCTTTTTCCCTTTAGGGTTTGAAAAACCAGTGAACCAGTTATAGACAGTTTGCCTACTCACTTTGAGTTTGATAGCCACCTCGGAAACGGATATGTCATGCTTAATACACACCCGCCCAAGATGGACACCAACAGCCCCACGGTCAGCTTTCTTGTTTAAACTAATTACTCGCACGCTGTATCCGTAGCTCATAATCAGTCGTCGGAACCCCAAGCGTCTAAGACTTCAGCTAAATCGTCTTTTGCTTTTGGTTTATCGGCGGCTTTTTTATTTTCTTTCTTTACTGGTTCTGCAATAACCTCGTCTTCAGGTTCTTCAGCACGAACAACTTTAGGCTTTTCTAGCTCTACTGGAGCTTTCTTCACACCATCAGTCTGGGCAACAGTAATCTTAGTGTACCTTTCAGTCTCTGGGCGTTGCTGTGCAGCCTTAACAACTTGAATCTCATCTTGATTGAGGATTCTTTCCGCAGTAAAGTTCAACTCCATTGTGTCTGCATCAGGATCGAAAGCTATTTTAGTAACGACTCGATCAGGAGACTCATTGTTTGAAAGAATATATTTAATGTAGCTCTCAAACGGATGTACGTTCTTATCACCTTTACCAAATAAAGATTTAGCAGGGATGTTGAATTGGTACACCTCACCATGAAGCTCATTTTCTAATAGTAAAGATACACGACGCTGATACTTACATGCTCGGCTATCATTCTCCCCAGAACCTTTAATATTCTGCGGACAGGTTGCACAATTTGTACTTTGCTTATCAGACGCTAGCGCTTCAGGTTTATCACCTAAGTTTGACCAACAATTAGGTAGCGTAGCTTCTTTACTAGGATCAAATTTACTCTTATAAAAGATTCGAGAAACCTTGGGTAACGCCCCAATAATTACAGCTTTAAACTCACCTCGTACAGCACTACCAATTTGCTCCCCATTGATAATTTTTTTAAACGTTCCGTTCGTATTCGTTTGAATTCTACGGCTTTGATTTGAAGAAGTGGTAGTCAAAAACGACTTAGCAAGATCACTAAGTTCATTGCTACCATCTGTTGCTACTGATTTATTTTGAAATATAGTTACATCGCTCATTTAGTTCTCCTGTTTATTTAGATTTTGCTCTTCTTACTGTGATTGAAAATTGACTATCAGTTTGCAAACCAATAGGACATTTATCTGGATTTTCTTCCAGAAACTTTCTCATGTTAGTTTTATGTATACGTTGCTCTAACAATGGGAAGGCATCATGTTCTTTTATGAAATCGTACATAGACTCCCAATCAGAAGCCCAGTACCTAGTAGTTACACCTTTCATAATAGTTCCAGAATCAGTCCGAATAGACTGAGCGTTCTGGTCTTGCAACAACTCGAGCAACTTTGCACTAACTAAATCCAGTTGCTTTTTTAAACCTTCAAGTTCTTTTTTATGTTCTTCCCGTTTTGTGTCTAAAGCGTCTCGAATCTTAATGTAGACAGAAGTTAACTTTTCTGCATCCATTTCATCAATTTGCATTAACCCTCCTTAATTATGTTTTGACTTTGTCCAACACTCCTATTCTAAAAGTTCTTGTCTATATAAGTCAATAACTTTATTATGATTATCAATATTGTCCCTAAGCATTGAATATAAACGCTTTTCTACGTCACTCCCAGATATATGAACTACATTCATAGCGTTATTCTGCCCAGGGCGGTCAATTCTAGCATTTGCTTGTAAGTAAGTTTCAACACTTGTAACTGGTGCATACCAAATAATTGTATTGGCGGCAGTCAAAGTTAAACCGTGTGAAGCCGCTTGTGGTTGAATAATTAAAACCCTTGGATCTTCTTCAGTTTGAAATTGTTTAATTCGTTCTGAACGTTTATTTAAATTTACTTTGCCACTGATAATTGTAGATGTAATTTTTTTAGCATCTAAAAAATCTTTCAATAAATCGATAGTGTGGGTAAATGGAACGAAGACAAGCACTTTGTGTGAAGCTTCTTCAATGACCTCAAGAATTGCGTTTAAACGTTTAGACACGTCGAACCGTATGGTTTCTTTAGTATCCGAGTAAACCGCACCACCGGATATCTGTAGCAGTTTGTTCAAATTAGTCGCGGCATTTACAGCTGTAATCTGTTCTCCCGCCGCTTCCATAGTCATTTGTTTCTTTAACTTTTCATAATACTTTTTCTGTTGTGGAGTAAGTGGTGATTCTCTATCGAGGTATGTAACCTTCGGTAAGTCCAAACATTGGTCTTTTTCAAAGCGAATAGCAGGTTGTAAAATATTATGGACAATTTCTTGTGCATTACTTTTTGGTACCCATTTGAATTGAGACACCTTATACATAACAGAATCCCGGTAATGCCCGTAGAATTTAGGAGCTTTTTGGGGGTTGACTAATTTTGCTAACCCATATGCATCCAAGGGCGATTGCGCCGCTGGGGTACCAGTCAGCATCCAAAGCCACTCTACTCGATCAGTAATTCTTTTAAGTATTTTCCATCTGTTAGTCTGTGGGTTCTTATAGGCATTAGCCTCATCGACAACAATTAAATCAAACCCCCCATTCTTTATTTCATCTTCAACAATCGCCACGCCGTCAAAATTAATGACGACAAACTCTGCCCCAGCAGCCAATATTTTCTTTCTAGCCTTAGCGTCGCCATGTGCTACAGAACAAGAACGATGTGTAGCAAACTTAAACAAGTCCTCTTGCCATGCGGACTTCATGATTGATAGGGGGCATATGACTAGCACTCGATTGATTTCCTTAAGCTTCATTAAGTAATCCGCAGACCAAATGACTGATGCAGTTTTACCCGTCCCTTGCTCGTTAAAACAAAACGCTTTCTTATGTAATGTAAGAAACGAAGAAGTCTCACGTTGATGATCATAAGGCGCAAACTTACCTGTCCATTCGTAGTCTCGTTTGATAGGGGAAGGCACGTTCTTAATACGTAAAGACGCTAGTTTTCTAGCTTCATCCAACCCCCATCGCACTGCCACTTTGTAGAGGCTTTCCGTTTTTCCTACAATTTTACTTTCTTTTATTTTATCTGTGACTAACTCTGGCCTACTGGTATTCAAAAGCAACGCAATCTTATTTATTATTTCCACGTTTTTTTCTTTCCTTAGGGCTAGTTTCAGACACTAAAGCTTTTGAACTATCACGATCAAAACTGCGATTAGCGCTAGCGGTAGTGACTCGCGTACCATCCTTGTTTGTGCCACCTTTTGATATAGCTTTATTATGTGCCACATCTTTGTTATCTCCTTTTTTTACTGACCCATTTTTAAGCGCCTTGCGTCTTGCTTTGTTACGCATCGCTCGGTTTTTCTTTTGCTCTTCAGTACCTTGATATGTCTCGTATTCTTTCTTGTAATTACGTTTTCTCATGCTTAACCTTTTCTATTGTGTTCACATCGGGTAACTGGACAAAATTTACACAACGGCCCAGTCTTAGCGTTCCATACCCCACTAACTTCAGCGGAATCAAGCCTGTCTAATTGATCTTTAAAGGTATCAAAATAATTATCTCTTTGCTCTACAAAATGTTCTTTATGTATAAACTCATTGCTGACCACAAATAACAGCCCAGATTTAACCTTTTTTAACTGCGGAAAGTGTACAAATAACCCCGCCGCAACTAAATCTAACTGCTTTGTATCTGCGTATCTTGCGTTCTTACTAGTTTTGTAATCCAAAGAATAGCCAATATCCCCTCGAATAACTACAACATCAGCAATACCACGCCACCAAACGTCTTTACTTAAGAACTTACAAGGTTCGTAAACGCCTCCAACCTTTTTAACCCCAAGTTTTAACTCGGTATGTTTATCTCCATCCATACGTTTAATGGCCTCAACCACACCCCGGACGTAAGCAAACTTCTGAGGTATCTCAACACCGTCTTTTACATAGTCTTCACAGGCTTTATGTACTTCCTGCCCGTATATCGTTGCTTCGTTACCAGAATCTTTTACATCCTTTAGTACTTTTAAGTGGTAATACTTCCGAGGACACTGATCAAACGTTTTTATT